GCCTACGCAACGAAGGTATTCCAGACCAGTTCGATTTCAAAGGCGGAGTTATCTTTATCACAAACTTAAAGTTTGATCAAATGAAATCGCAAAAAACACGTGATCACTTGGATGCTATCCAATCACGTTGTCACTATTTGGATTTAACTTTAGATACCATGCGTGATAAGATCCTGCGTATCAAGCAGATCGCACGCACAGGTATGTTATTTGAAGACTATGATTTTGATCAGATCCAACAGGACGAGATCATTGACTTTATGACTGAAAATCAAAACAAGTTACGTGAAGTATCATTGCGTATGGCTATCAAGATCGCTCAGTTACGTAAGAGCTTTCCATTTAAATGGTCTGCGTTGGCTTCAACAACTTGTATGAAATCAATTTAAGGAGAAGTATATGTACGATAAATTTAGAACGTGGATGGTAATAAACTCAGTGCAGGTCACTTGGTTCTTGATAGGCTTATTCACAGCCTTTGGGATTGATGCCCTAGGCACGGGTAATTTAATTGGTGCACTGATCAACTTTGCCCTAGCTGGCCTTAACTACCTACTCAGAAAGATCTAATATCAATATTACGCTATCTGTATAATTAGATAGCTATATATTAGTAACAGTTTTCATCGCACTTATCTATTGTCTAGCTCCTAGTGCGATGACCTCAAAGCCCGTGTAGAAATACCCGGGCTTCTTTTTAGGTTGCAATCCAATTCCATTGAAGGTATAATAATAGTATGATAACCTATACCCATGTGGAAGACTATTTGGAATACCTTGGTGGTTATGAAGTAGGTCTTACTGCTTTAATAACCCCACACAGTGTCAACAGAATAAGTCTAGCTCGCTATGACATAGCCATAGTAAACAGCATGGCATCAACAACTGTGTTTGGTACAGCACTTACAGATAAGCAAGCAGAACTAGCAGTTAAACTGATATTAAAGTACCGTCGGCAGTTTGCCAAGCTGGGAATAGATGTTAGCCCAGTTGAGACGCCTGTGTTCCGTTTGTCTCCACGCAAGATGGATCGTACCAAGGCTGTTTGGTTAGATGGTGATCACATAGTAGTCAAGTTCCCCTATGACAATGATCTGATCAAAGAGCTACAAAGTTTTAGGGAAGAAAGCCAAGGCCGGGCTTGGTATGATCGTGATAAAAAACTATGGAACTTGGCTATCACAGAATATAATGTCAATTGGATAGTGCCTTGGGCGCACTCTCGTGCCTTTGAAATTGATCATCATGTACAGGAGCTCTTGGCCAAAGTATTAGAATGTGAACAGCAACTTTATGAGATCAAACTGGTCCAACAAGCAGATGGATATGCTATCACTAATGCATCAACAAGTTTAATTGAGTATATTGAACAGCGTGGTGGATTTGGACGAGATAACCTGGTTAAGTTAATTGACTATGCTGGCCTATGTGGGTATGACATAGATAATAAGATTAAAAACTACTGCATGGAACATTATCCTACAGCACTAGTGGCCATTGGTAGTAAGCATAGCATACACTTACCACCAAGCCCCGCACACTTGAATATGATATTTGACTATGCTGAAATAACAGATCGTTACCCCGTCTGCATTTACAATCCTACCTTGTTTGAAATAGATCTGAGTCGCTTTGAAGAAGAAGAGATAGTTAGGTTTGACAGAAATGGTAAAACAAAGACTAGCGATTATGATCCGTATCGTGTTAAAGTAGTGTATGCTGGAAAGATACCGTCAACCTGGGACTTTCCTGTGCCATTGATGGTAACTACCTTTGAGATGATGTTTGGTGGGCGTAAGATGGACTGGACTCGCCGTGCGGAAAAGATTATTTACTATGGCGCAACACAAATAAGAGAACACAACTAATGGCCTTGGCTAGATTAATAATTAAAGATGAAGTTAATGTAAAGATAGAAGGCTTAGATTTACATGAGCGTAAAGAACTCAGCAACAAGTTCAAGTATGAGATTCCTGGTGCACGTTACTTACCCGCAGTCCGTCTAGGACGTTGGGATGGTAAGGTAGCATTCTTTCAAATGGGCGGCAGCACTTATGTTAATCTATTACCAGAAATCATTCCTTATCTAGATAGTCAAGGATATCATTTAGAGCTAGAAGATCTACGTGATTATAAAACACAATATGACTTTGAAGAAGTTACTGAAACAACCTTTGAACATATCATGTGGCCTGCTAAACATCCTATGGCAGGCGAACCAATCGTCTTACGTGATTATCAAGTTGAGATTATCAACAAGTTCCTTGAGAATCCGCAATGCCTACAAGAAATTGCTACAGGTGCTGGCAAGACTTTAATCACCGCCGCACTAAGTTATTGCTGTGAGCCACATGGACGCACTATAGTCATTGTTCCAAACAAGAGTTTGGTTACGCAAACAGAAGCTGACTATAAGAACATGGGATTAGACGTTGGGGTTTACTTTGGAGATCGTAAAGAGTTTGGTAAGACTCACACTATCTGTACTTGGCAAAGTTTGAACATCCTATTAAAAGGATCACGTAATCACGAGGTAGATATTACCATTGGTGAGTTCCTACAAGATGTAGTCTGTGTCATGGTTGACGAAGTACACATGGCCAAAGCAGATGCGCTTAAAACATTATTAACAGGTGTAATGGCACATATACCTATCCGCTGGGGCTTAACTGGCACAATACCTAAAGAAGACTACGAATTTGTCAGCCTAAAGTGTTCAATTGGAGACGTTATTGGCCGGTTAAGTGCCAGTGAATTACAAGAGCAGGGCGTACTTGCTAACTGTCATGTAAACGTTCTACAGTTGATCGATCATGTAGAATATAAAGATTATCAAAGTGAGTTGAGATACTTGCTTGAAACAGAAGCTCGATTAGATTATATCGCACAGTTAGTAGAAACAATACGTAAGACAGGTAACACACTTGTGCTAGTAGATCGTATTGCTCCGGGACGTGCTCTAATAGAAAAAATTAAAGATGCTGTATTCGTGTCAGGAGGCACTAAAGCAGATGATAGAAAAGAACAATATGACGACATTGCGACTATGGACGATAAGGTTATTGTTGCCACTTATGGGGTTGCTGCTGTTGGTATCAACATTCCTCGTGTTTTTAACCTTGTGCTTATTGAGCCCGGTAAGAGCTTTGTTAGGGTTATCCAAAGTATCGGGCGTGGCATCCGTAAAGCGGAAGACAAAGACTTCGTCCAAATCTGGGACATAACTAGTACCTGCAAGTTTGCTAAAAGACATTTAACAAAAAGAAAGCAATTTTACAAAGATGCCTCGTATCCATTTTTAGTAGAAAAGACAGATTGGCAATCAAAGTAATTTAAAGGAGAATTAAAATCTATATATTAACATTAGAAAACACAGCGTATGAGATGAATGAGATCCCCGATGAAGTTGAGGATCTACGTTTCGCTATATTAGATAATAGTGATCCAAAGAACCCAGACTACTTCTTTATTCCGTTGATCTTTTTAGAATCATTTAATAGCCCTGCCTTGGTATTACGCATTGGTGGCAACCTAGTTAAGATGCCTGTGGATTGGCAGATACTCATCGGTGAACCGGACTTTGGTGATCTAGAAGTCATACCATTGACTAGTATTAACGATCGTGGATTCAGCGTGTTCTGTTTTAATCCTTTAGACAGCTTTAAGCCAGAGTTCCATTCAATCGAGATAGTAGATATCTACCAAGATGTCAAATGGTATTTTCCTAAACTCCGCCCTGGGCAGATGCTAGCAGTGCCAATCAATGATAGTCCACATCCATTATGTGCTTATTTTGTTAAAGATATTAGTCGCCAAAGCGAAGTAGTTGACTACGGAAAAATATGGTAAGAAAGGTATTAACTATGTGGAGACTTTGGGCCAAGGCTCTGGGGCAGAAAGAAGGTATCACGGACCGTGAAGCAGATGTTGTGGCGGCAGTTAGAACAGCGATAGTAGCATTGTATATAGTTACTAACCTGTTTATTATAGCTGGTATCATGAGGCATTGGAATGGGTAGGTTAAAACCAGGTGCAACTTATATATATGAAAGTCCAGATGGTGGACTAACTACCTATGCTCGCGAAGAAGGATCCACAGAACGAGTAATGATTGGACAAAGCTGGCAAGCCAAAGAATTGATCGAACAGCGTATGTGGACAGACATATACCAGCACAGAAATCGAAATACTGCTTTAAAACGCTCGGTGGAAGAATGTATAATTATATATAAGCTATCGAAGGATTACAACAATGGCATTTAACGCAAAACAATTTAAGCAAAAGAAAAAACGAGCAGTAGATCCAAATGCGCCGCCACGCCCTAACTTGCTGTCACAGGATAAAAAACTCAGAGAGCAAACAGAGGCGTTTGAGCGCCTAATTGGAGTAGTAGAACGTCAGCAAACTGAAATTGAAAGTCTACGTATGAAATATCTACAGATGCAACAAAGCGTTGATCAGATTATTGGCCTACTAAGTAGAAATAAATGATTATTAAAAATAAAGCAATTGAAAAATTGCTTGATGAGAATAAAAGTTTTTGCCTGCACCCATTTGCTACATTGCTAGTACTAAATGGGCAGATTACCCCATGCTGTTATACATTAGATCCAGTGGTATCAGCTGACAAATTTATCTCATGGAATCAAACAGCAGAGTGTGTTGAGTTTAGAAATAACCTGCTTAAAGGACAACCTGTAAAACAATGCGCAGGTTGTTATTCTAAAGAATCAACACTGGGTACTAGTCCTAGAATAGAAGAAACTCTACGTTTGGCTAGAGAACTTAAAATAACTAATATTACACAGGTTTCACGGATCACCAAACCTAAGTATTATCAGATTAGGGCGAACAATCTATGCAACCTTAAGTGTAGAATGTGTATTCCGTTAAACAGTAATCTCATTAAACAAGAATATATTAAACTAGGACTACACGACCCCGCAGTTGAGTTTGAATACACTGGATTTGAATTAGTTGATATTGACACAGTTGAAGAATTGTTTGTTGCTGGTGGTGAACCTCTGATACAAAAAGAGTTTGTTGAATTTCTTGAACAGTGTGTGGCCTTAGAAAAAACACAGTACCATTTGGTTGTAAACACCAATGCTGTTAGCTACAACCAAAAAATATTTAATCTACTAAGCCAATTTAGTAATCTACATTTACAATTTAGTCTTGATGGATTTGGTCCAGCCAATGACTATATTAGATGGCCTAGTAAATGGGGCAAAGTCATACACAACATAAAAGAATTGGCTGTCATAGCTAAAAGTATATCGTTTAACGTAACAGTGTCAATATATAACATTTTTGGATTGTATGAATTGTTGAAGTTCTTAGAAGAAAACTTCCCAAGCTATCCAAATTGCCTGCTTAGTTTAAGTCTAGTTCATTCTGAGAATGATATGCTATCCAGTGATCTATATCCAAACAAACAGCAGGTAAAAGAGAACTTGTCAAAGTGCAAGGAACTACATCACTACAGTGTTGATCCTGCTTTTAGATCGATGATTGATAAATTAATAGAAAGCGCAGAAACAACAACCAACGTTAATTTAGTAAGACTAAAGAAATTTTTTGAATTTAACGATTTATTAGATCAGAGCCGAGCAGTACAGTTAAATGATTATCTACCAGAGCTTGACAAATTTAGACATATGGTGTTACAATAAACAATGGCACAAAATAACGACCCACTATACATTGGTAATGAAATGGCTGCATACGATCGCAAGGATCGTGCGTACTATGACAACTTTACAGATGAAGATCGTAAAAAGTTCTCAACATATCTAATGTTGAAATACGGTGCTAATGTCAGTGGCAGCAAAGACTTACAAGCCTACTATTTAATGGCTACCAATGAGCGTGTAAACAAACATTTCTTTGAATTGGGCAGTAAGCATACTAAACTACAATGGTTAACCTGTACGAGTGTAAGCCCACAGATGGGTAACCAATTTCATTATTGGTTAAAAGGTAAAAAGAAAGAGGGAGATAACAAAAGTCAGAAGTTCTTGGCCAAGTTATATCCTACGATGAAATCTGATGAAATAGACCTAATGGCAAAAATCAATGATAAACGAGATATTGCAGACATGGCACGAAACCTCGGACTTGATGACAAATCAATTAAAGCCGAGCTATAAGTGTCGATATTGTGAGAAAGAATTCCGCAAGGAGTCGAGCCTTGTAGTGCATCTCTGCGAAGAAAAACGACGTTGGCAGGAAGAAAAAGAAACTGGAGTTCAGTTTGGACTCCAGGCATACCTACGTTTCTATGAACTAACACAGGGTTCAGCAAAGATGAAGTCATACACGGACTTTGTTGCTAGTCCTTACTATCGTGCCTTTGTCAAGTTTGGTCGCCACATGGTAGGCATCCGTGCTGTCAATCCTAAGATGTTTATTGATTGGGTAATCAAAGAAAACAAGAAACTTGATCATTGGTGTCATGAGAAGGTATACTTAGAATACTTAAAAGGTTATATGCGTAAGGAAGCAGTTCAAGATGCACTTGAACGTGCCCTAAGGGAGATGCAGGATTATGCAGATGAGCATGGAGAATTTAAAAATGGATTTAGTGATTATTTTAGGTTTGGCAATCCTAATCGCGTGTGTCATCACATCGCTAATGGTAGGGTTAGTCCTTGGATTGTTTTTAATTGCGATACCGGTGTTGACTTTCTTGATGCTCTTAATGATGATCAAATTGGTCTTATTCTTCCTTGGATAGATCCAGAATATTGGCAACGAAAATTCCAAGATTATGTGGCAGACACTGAATGG